CTTAAACAACATTGAGAATGGTTTCTTACCATTAGTGATGGTGAATATGAACAATGGTATTCCAGCGCCTGAAGAAAGACAAACTATCGAAGATTTAGTAGAAGCTAAGTTCACAGGTACTAGAAACGCTGGTAGATTTATGATGAGTTTCAATGATGACCCGGCTAATAAACCAACTATCGATACAATACAAACGGATAATTTGCATGAGAAATATAAGTTTGTTTCTGAATACGCACAAGATAGAATCTTAGTAGCTCATAGAGTTACATCTCCTTTGTTATTTGGTATCAGAACTGCTAACAACGGATTCTCTTCTCAATCAGAAGAGATGTTAACGGCATTCTCTATCTTACAAACAATGACAATCAATCCATTCCAAAACATATTGATAGGAGCATTAGCAAGTGCATTAACCGAAGGTGGATATCCTAATTCAGAATTATACTTTGACCAATTAACTCCATTAGCAATCTTATCACAACAGGCTGAAGAAACAGGTCAGACAGTGGATGAAGTTTCGGATGAAACTAATAAGGAATTAGAAAACCCTGATACTACTGAAGATAGTGGTGAAGGAATTGTAGATACAAATTTAGCAGCTGAAGAAAGAGAATTCTTCCACATGAGTTTACCTAAGTTTTCACAAGAATTTGAAACATATAAATCATAAAACAAAATGGCATATCCATTATTTATAACAAGAAACGATATCATTAAGAACTCTCCATTACAGGGAGCTATAGATGCAGATAGATTATTACCATTCGTGCGCACAGCGCAAGATAAGTATATGTTAAATCTATTGGGAACTGTCCTATTCTATTACTTGCAAGAGAAGATAGCTGATGGAACATTTGACCAATTGAATGTGTTTTATCAAGACTTAATGAATGACCATATCAAGCCTACGCTTATTTGGTATTCATGCGTTGAATATATCCCTTTTAGTGGCATCCAATTCAAAAGTGAAGGTGCAATCAAACATAGAAGTGAGCAGGGAGAAACACCCTCTAAAAACGAAATAGATTACCTTTTAAATAAGGCTATGAATAGTGCAGATTTCTACTCAACTAGAACTCAAAACTATTTAGTTGCATATTCAAACCAAATACCTCAGTTTTTACAAAGTGTAGGAAACTTAACACAAGTATATCCTGATTTTAGTAATCAATACTTTGGTGGAATTCAGTTGTAATATAAAATAAAATAATAATATGGGATTAAATATAGTAAATAATACTGGCACTAACTATACACTCTATTATAATGTCTTAGATTACTTTAAGACAATAATGGATAATCATCCTTCACTTATTCAGGTAACGCAAGGTGATGTGTTTGGTGTAGATACAAGAGAATTCCCAGCTTACCCATTGGGTAATATTATAATAACTAATGCCCGATTTTCTGATTCTTTAACTGTTTATACTTGCCAATTGACTGTAGCTGATAAGGTTAAGTTAAAGAATAACGAATCAGTTGGTGTATATAATAAACAAACAGTTCCATTTGAAGGAACGGATGATGTTGTAGATATTCATGCTAACACATTGGCTATCATAAACGATTTACTATCATATACACAATATGTTTTTACTAACTTTGATATAGATGGTGATATTAATTGTGCAGCATTTAAAGATCAATTTGATAACGGATTAGCAGGTTGGGTAGCAACATTTGATTTAACTACTCACAACGATAGACCAAGATGTCTATTTAATTTATATCCATAATGGCAGTATTACCAGAAATGATACAAGTTGCTGATGTATATAAGCAATTAGCCCAACTATATATCGTTAATGGTAAGGCTGGTTGGAAGAAGCCACCTTATAAAAAAGGTACCTTATATAATAGAATTGGTAGCTTTAACAACGCATCCAATATGCTATCGGTTCAGAATGCAACCACATCTACCAATCTTAAGATACCAAATCAATCTTTTAGTATATCCTTACAATATGCACCCGATGGGGCTTTCTATGGTAAGTTTATTGAAGAGGGTTATACCCATGCAAATAAAAAAACTAAAGTAGCAGCTAGACCTTTTGCAGAATCTGCAGCAAATGACCCGTTACTTAAAAGAACCATAGATGATGCCGTTAAGGGTATCATAGATAAGAATATTATGCCTGTAATACAAATAGGTATAGATAGAGCTTTTAAGCGAATGCAGACAAAAAAGTAGACCATTCAATACTTTTCATTCGTTAATGGTTAATAGGTTATAAAGAACTAAATATGGCACTTTCTATAACTCAAACACCAGCTAATGTTTCGCCAGCACAATCACCGATTGTGTTTACTGTAAACGAAACGGGCGGTGTTTTACTTTCATCATCTTTCCAATACTACGCAGACTTGTATTATTGGACAGGTTCATCTAACCAATCAGCATCAGTAGATTATACACTTGTCAAATATCCCAATACATCAGGTAGAGGTATATTTGATTTTTCACGTATACTAAACTCTACACTAACTGATTTAGCACAAGCAAATACATCCAATGTAAAATATTACGCTGCTGATTTCTATTGGCAGTATAGGGATGGAACGGCTTTTGTTACAAGTTCGCATGTAAAGTCATCCACTTACAAAGTTGTAGATGGATATTCTATATTCCAAGAACCAATTGGACAGGCAATACAAAGTAAAACTCCATTCTGGCCACTTATGACTGATGGACCAGCAACTCAATCGGTATTACCTGAGAATGTTGGAACAATGGGTGTATATATTGGAACTACAGGTGGTAGTCAACCAAATCAACTTATATATACTGCATTAAATAATGGTTCAATATTAGAAACAGCATCAGTTCCATTAACTGCATCTTTATCATCATCTCAGCAAATATACCAATTTTCAATAGGACCTACTGATGTAGATTTTCCATTATCTCCTCAATATTCTGAATATGATTTTAAAGTTCAGGCTGCAATTGATGATGTTAACGTTGGACAAGCTTTATATTTCCAAAATGTTTGTAAGCAAAAATACCCAAACATCAGAATTAAATGGAAGAATAGATATGGCCAATTTGATTGGTTCAATTTCTATATGGTAAATAGACAAGGATTCCAAGCAACTAAAAGAACATATCAACCACAATTAGGAACTTGGAATGGTTCATCACTAAGTTATCAAGATTACGATAGCTCTACTCTGAATTATATTTCAGATTCATCACAAACTCTTTCGGTTAATACTAATTATGTATCGGAAGATTACAATGATATATTTAAGCAATTGTTAGTTTCAGATGAAATATATTGGGTATATGTAGAGGGCTTGCCTGGTTCACCTTGGTCATTTGGATTTGATGATAATGGATATGGTGGTGGAACAGCTACAACTAAATTAAGACCTATTACTATTAAAACTGATTCTATAGTATTTAAGACTGGAGTAGTAGATAAAACAATTCAATACGGATTTGATTTCGATTGGGGACAATCATATAAACTTATAATCTAATGGGAGTAACTAGCACACAAGGTTTTAATTTTAAATTAGTAGCCAATGGTGAAATTTTGGACATCTTTAAAGATGAAGAAATACTCTTATCAGATAACGTAACAGGGCTTTTTGATTTGGGTGTTCTGCCAGCTGATTTCAGTAGGCAAATCAGCTTGCCAGGCACCAAAAAGAATAACGCATTTTTTGAACACGTTTACGATATCAGTATTGTAAACCCTGATATATTCGCAACTAATATTAAAGTTCCAGCTTATTTTGATTTTGATGGAATTTATTTAGCACAAGGTTACCTACAATTAAATAAGGTAAATGTGTTAGCAAATAAATTTATTGATTCTTATGAGGTTAGTATATACGGAGCAATATCTGCTTTTGCTAGACAGATTAATAGAGGTTATTTAAATGATTTAACTTCATTAAATGCATATAATCATACTTCATCATTTGCTAATATATCAGCAAGTTGGGCAGGTGATTTGTTTAGTGGTAGCATTGTTTACCCATTAGCAGAATACGGACAAAAATTAGCATATACATCAGGCGAATATGAACTATTTGGTATTGATGATATTGGCGGTGCTCTTAGCACACAAGATTTTAAACCTGCTATTAAATCTAAAATTGTTTTAGATGCAATATTCAACGAAGCCGGCTATACATATTCATCTGAATTTATAGATAATGGTGGATTGGATGATGTATATTTAGTTTGTAATAGAGCTCTTCGTTATCCTATTTATAATGATGTTAATTTAGAAACATACGGAGTTATAAAGGTAGCACCTATTACTGGTGTTAATATGACTGATGTTCAATTACCATCAGATACATTTGTTACTCTACCTTGGTATAATAGATTAGAAGATCCACAAAACTTTTACAATAATGGAGCTTATAGAGTGGAAGTATCTAGCTCACTTAGAGGGGTATTAAACTTAAATATAAATGTAAGTTGTTCAGTTAATAATATGCCAGGTACTTTAACTCAAAATGGAACTTGGCAATATCGTTTAATTGAAACAGGTAGTGGAACTGCATATTCCCTATCTGCAATACAATCATATATATTTTTCTTTGACCAATTACAACAAAGCCGTAATGGACAAATAAATCAAAACTTTACATTACAAACCCAATTTACAACGGATGAAATTCCGGTTGGCAATTACTATTTTCAAATAAGACAGAGACCTAATTTTGCTTTACCAACGGTTCAACCAATCGTAACGATGGACCCGGAAGGAACAACTAAATCTTTTTTACAAATAACAAAAGTAAATGCTGCAGCTGATGGTAGAATAATGAATATTCCTCTTAACATGCCATTTGGAACTACAGGCATTAAGCAGATTGATTTTTTGAGATCTATACAAAAAAAATATAATTTAGTAATGTATCCATCTAAAGTTAAACCTAATGAGTTTATTTTAGAAACTTTTAATAATTGGTATAAGAGTGGCGAAGTAAAAGACTTTAATAGATACATAAACTTAAACGATAAAATAGAAGTAATTCCAGCTAACAACTTAGCAGTGAATGAGTTAAACTTTGGTGATAGATTAGACCAAGATTATATTTCACAACAATTTAGTAAGGCTGCAAATAGAGAATTTGGTAAAGCATACTATACGGATTTAGAAAACTTTTTCTCTCAGGGTAAGTTTGAGGTTCAAACATCGGTAGCATCAACCCCATTAATACAAATAACAGGAACAGGTGTATCTGGTTCAGTTGAAGGTATAAGACCTGTACAAGAACTTCTATTATCAGGATATTATGGAATGTCAACAAGCCCTAGCGCTACTGATGTTTGTAATGGATTGTATGAAAACCTACCTGTTTGGACAACAACTGGAAATGTTCAGTTTGGTG